GGAGTTCTGCTGGCGGGTAGTTCGGGTGGCATAGTGTGATGATGTCCGCTGACTGTGCATAGTGAATGTCGAACAAGTCAGCAGACGTATATGGGTTAGTCACCTCATACGGCACGCCCCCTGACAACAGCGTCCCGCCCGCCGTGTGAAAGCGGAAGTACCCTGCTCCGACTTCGATAGCAAACGTCTGCTGGTTGTTGTAGGTAAACGCAATCAGTCTCGTTGGGTTGGCACTTGTTTTTACTTCGCGTACAAACTTAGTTCCACTACGATTGGCTACCGGCCCGTGCGTGAGGACTATCATGTTCCGGCACTGCGCAAGTGAGTTGTGGTATTTGGCTAGTTCAATGCGACCAGACAGTTCGGGGGCAATTTCCCCGCCTGTGAACGTGCTAGTTATAATGCGATTTTGGCTCATCGGTTCGCCATCCAAGTAACCGATTGCGTCGGTCGGACAACTCGCTCTACGGAATCTCCGGCAGCTGCGGCTCTGACGTGGGACTCTGCCATGCGGCGTGCGTCTAGCGCGGCGGCGCGGCCTTCTGCGCCTTTTACAATTGGCCCTGCCAACATGGAAGCCAGTGTCCACGCTACGGCTTGTACTACGCCGGGCGGGAATCGCTCAGTATCTGTCACCACGGACACATACCGAAGCATTGCATTTGGTTGGTTGGTGTAGATAATCTCCGCGCCTGTTGTTACGTCGGCTTCGATAATGAACTCCTGCGGCGTGTACGCGCCTTGTTGCAACGCCACGTACCCTGCTCCGACTCCGTATGCTGGAGGCGTTGGCATTGCTGGTGTTGAAAAGTCTGCGGACGAAGCGGAATCTTGAATCGCTAATGCCGTCAGGCAGTCTGTCGGCATTGCGTATGCGTACTGCCACGCTGATGTCGCGGGCAGCGTGGAATTGATTTGGGCTAACGCAATCCGTTTAGATGCGAAGCCCCATGCGTGAGCGTCTAGCACTGCATCCCGTGCAATCGGATAGAACCTTGCGCACAGTACTGCTTGATTCGTTTGGTCTGGAGGGGTGATAGAAGCGACCTGTGCATCGTCTCCGATGTAGCTTAGTGCTAGGTTGCAGATGTCAACTGGTGCTGCCATATCAATCTCCTGATAGTTAAATGGGCGAGATTTCCCCGCCCATTTATTATACTACTTATCCGCCTTCTTACAGCAGCTCTGGATTAGCTTCGTCCGCTTTAGCAGCCTTGGCGACTTTCTTTGCCTTCGGTGCTTCCGCTTCTTCTACCAACTCCATGTGCGAGCCTGCTTCTCCGTCAAATTCAATAACAGAGCCCGGTTGTACCAGACCGCCGTTGATGAATGACAACTCTTTAACTAAGTAACGAGCCATCATTCACTCCTTATTTAACGGAATAACCGGAGGCGTACACTTTTGCTCCGTCCATTACTGCGTGAACGAGGTTGCAAGTGATAGTACCAGCGGTCATCGGGCCTGTTGCTACCACGTAGTTTGCGCCAAAATAACGCTGACCGATACTGCCGATAGTGGGGCTCAACGCGATGTAGAAGCGAGTTCCTGCTGTCAGGCTTGCTACTGCAATAGCTCCAGTTTCCCCCGTAACAACAGGGCTGGTCAATGCAGCTGCGGCAGAGGTGATAGCTTGAGCTGTCAATGTCGCAGCACCAGCGGCAGTGAATGCCGTGCCTACGATAAATTCCAGAAACAGTTGTTCGCCTTCGCCGATGTCGCGGGCAATAGACAAGTCGATGGTGTCTGTAGAAACGGCAGTGGTAGTCAATGCCTGGTCTTCTGACACGCGTAAGAGTTTATCGGTAATCATGTTGAATTCCTTTCAGTTAATGGGTTGATTAGGACACTACAGCTTCGGTGTTGATGATGGCATCAACGCGGCGAAGTGGAACGCCCAAGAACGACAACCAGCTATATGGTGTGCCGAATTGGCTCAAGCCTTCGTTGATCTTCAGAACGTATTGGCTCTTGTCCAAAGCAGCGATGCTCAAACCAGAGTGAACAGTACGGTTCATGTAGAACGCAGCACGACCCATTGCCATGTTAGGAATACGGTACAAAGAACGAGCCATCAACTTAACGATGTTAGTCGCAGCAGAAGCAGCTTGTGTACCAGTTTGACCGATCAAGTCAGACACGTCGATGTTGCAGATGCGAACAACGTAGCGCCAATCTTTAACGACCAAGCCGTTTTTCCACTGGTAGCGAGTTGCGTACGCTTGCAGACGAGTGCCGTCGCTGTTGTACACAGTTTGCTCACCCAAGTCTTCGTGGATCAAGCCAGCTTTAGAGCCTTTAGGGAAGTGGCAATACACAGTGTTGTCGCCCCATACAACGAGGAACACAGAGGTGTTGTCAGAGCCAGAGCCGCCAGCAGACAAGATGTTCTGTGCGTTAGCAGCAGACAAGCTTGAATAGCGTGGAGCCAAGCCAAGGTATTGCTTTGGATCTGTACCAGGGTTGCCGTAGAACAAAGTCGTGGCTTGAGTCTGGTTCATTGCTTCCAAGAAAGCGCTGTCTTCAGACAAACGGAATTGAGCGGTGTTGCCGTTCAACATTGCCAAGTCTTTGTCCACTTCGCTACGAGCTTCCAAGATGCCGGCAGCTTCGTCAACTTGTGCAGTTGTCGATTTGCTGTTTGGGATACCTTGGTTCAGTGCGCGCCAGTAAACAGCAGGCAGACCAGTACGAACAACAACGCGTTCGCCAGTTGGCAAGTTGCCTTCTTTGAACACGCAGTCTTCGAGGACTTCGTTAGATTGTGAAAGCAGTTCGGCAATGATCGGAATGCGACCATCTGGATCTGTACGTTTGGCCCAATCGGCCAGGGTTAAGTTTGAAGTTGCAAGAGTTGCCATGATTTAGCTCCTATTAAGATTGCTGATTTGAATATAGTGCTGCCGCTTTTGCGTTGAAGTCTTGTGGCCCTGATGGCTTGCCGCCAGCGCCTGCCGAACTACCCACAAAAGTGTCTTCACTAATTGCCTTGCCTGCCCTGTACATCATCCGAATCACTTCGGGGTGGTTGCCCAGGCCAGACTCTTGAAGCAACGAGCGCAGTTCTGGCGTGCCAAATGAATCAAGCGCCTTCTTTGCAACGGCCAAGTTTTCGTTCAGCTTATCGCCGCCGAATTCTTTGTCCACTTGCGAAGCTTGCGTCCATTCATTACGGACTGCCTCAATTCTGGCGAGTTGACGTTCGGCGATTTTCGGCCCCATCGTCTCGACCAGCTTCTGCGCGGCATCTTGGGTCAAGTTCAACTCTTTAGCAACTTCCGAGAAATTTCCAATAATCTCGGCGTCAAATTGTTTGCCTTCGGGGGCTTTGAATTCGTACTTTTCAGGTGCGCCTTGAGGCTTGTCAGCCTGGGTTTCACCATCCTTGTTGCCTTCAGGGTTGTCAGTATTGGCCTGCTCCGAGGCTTGCTGATCTTGTCCTTCCGACACTTGCTGCTGATCTCCATAGAGAGCGTCTGCCGTCGCTTGGCTCCCATTGGAGTGTTGCGATGCTTGAGTGCCTTCGTTGGTTGTTGCGGCTGTATCAGTCATCTGCGTTTCCATTTGAATTCTCCTTAACCATTTGCGGGTAAAGCTCCGAGCAGTGCGAGTGAATCAGTGAAAGTGTGCGATTGCCGAAGTTCCTGTTACCTTCAGCGAATGCCATTGACATCGCGTTGGTATTGAACGACAGCCGGAACACACCCGCCTGATCCAGAAGACGCCAGATGATCCGACGCCCCCGCTTGCTACTCATGAGCCACTTGAGATCCACCTCTTCGTTTTCGCGGACGATCTTGTCTTTGAGCTTTCTATCGCTCTCTGCACGTTCCTGACCGCGGAGGTCTAGAGGGTCATAATTACTCATGTCGTCAATCTATCCAAGGCACATGTGGATACGGGCACCAGCATGCAGCCACATTTAGGTTTCATCGTTTTTGACCAGAATGCCTTCGACTTGCACCCCGACCTCGGACGCGCTTGTTGAACTGCATTGCCATTGACAATCAGTCTTCTCAAGGTAAGGGCGAGGCACGGTTTTTTCCGAGATGTATTCGCCGGTGAATGGCACTTGCAGCACCGCCCGAATGATGCCAGACGGGTTGATGGTGTAAGACCGGTAGTTGCAGTTTTGGTTGTTGCCCTGATGCGTGTACGCATTGACCTTGGCCAAATAAAACGTGTACCCGGCAGGCACTGTGTAGATGGTCATGGCGCTTGTGCCAGCACCAATTGCGATCTTTGCATAGGTTTCCGTCTTTGCATTGTTGCCTAGACTGATTGCGCCAACAGGGTTCACTCCGTCAATGACGTTGATGCCGTTGATGCGCTTGTATGCATTCACCGTTGCCACACCAGTTGTGCCGTTTGTCAGCAGCAGATCCTCGCTGATCATGGCGTAGTTGGCATCGAGTCCGTTGATGCGAATCAGCACGTTGGTGTCTGACGCGCTAGAACTCCACAGCAGCATGGTTCCGTTGTTTGGGTAGACGTAAGCTGTTGCGTTTTCCCACACTGGGATAAACGTGGTTGAAACAGCGGACTGATACCCGGCAATGTTTAAAGACGTGTGCCCACCAACCAGGCCACGGGCAACCTGAAGGGCGAAGCTCTCCGTTCTGGAAAGCACACCGATTGATTGGTAATGCTTCGTGGCCATTTAGGGCGCACCAAGCATGGTGCTTTGCAAGTTGTTGATGGCGCGAGGCTCGGTTGTGCCGTTGTTGTTGCCGTACAGCTTGCTGGCGCGGTTGTCGTTTTGTGCGTCGTCAGTCTGGCCGATGCCCATGTCAGTGATCTGCAATTCAACACGCATGTCCTGGCCTTGGCCTTGGGTGTCATAGGCGCTGGTGCTTTTCACTGTGGCTTTGGCTGTGATCATCATCTCGCCGCCAACCTTTGGCAACGCGGTAATGCCAAGCTTTTCAAGCTCATCTTTGCCCAGGCTGATGCACAAACCGTACGGATACTGCGGCTCGTCAGCTTCAATTGCCCCAGGCATCTCTTCGCGCTTGGGTTGTTGCTTCATGTTTACAAGTGCCATGCTGATCTCCTTACGCCAAGCGGTCGAGCTTAAACAAGTCTCGCGCCAGGTTGTTTAAAAGGTCATCGATGGCAGCCTGGATGTGAGGCTCTGTGCCCATCATCATGCGGTTTGTTTCGATGTACTCGTAGATCTTCCTAGCTTCAGCGCTATA